ACAACTCCAAGTTCTAACAATCTTTCGTACAATTCATTCTGTTGTCTTGTACCTTTTAATGGTGTTTGTAATGCTTGGTAAGCTTGTTTGATTGCAGCACCATCTGGTATGATACCATTAGCTGTAGCAAAAGCGCCAGCACTTACAAAGTTTCTTAAGTGTGTAACTGGTGATAAAATTGTTTTAGCAATTTGTGATGTAGCTTTAGGGTACAATACTAAACTTTCATACATCTGTGCTAAGAATTTATTATTTTCTGTAGCTAGTGATGTTTGTTTTAATGCGTCTGCAACACCCGGTCTTGCATACAAAGGTTTTTGTGGATCAGCAAAAGGATTAGTTGCACCTTTACTAATAGATAACTTACCTGATGGATCGATTACTTCTATTTTTTTAAAGTCCTCACCAAATTGTTTCATGGCATCGTCATAACTTCTTGCAAACATTGGCTCTTTACCAGCGGCCTCAAGCTCGTCAGATTTTTTAATTAAGTCATCAAAAAAAGTATTTCTTCTAGAGATAACAGATAGTTTAGCTGTCCCACCTAAGATAGTTTGCATAGGATTTTTTTGTCTACCTAATAATTGTTCAATAGCTTCTCGTGGTCCGCCTGATTGTATGTCTAACATAGATACAAACTCTTTAGGTTTAGCATCATTTGCTTTGTCCAATGTAGTTTTGTTTAAAAAGAAACTTGGTATTTTAAATAATGGTACGTTACTTCTGTCCATTTTAAATCCTGGAGGCATTCTAACTGTTCTAAGTATACCGGCGATTGCATCATCTGCTTCTTGAACTTCTAATTTTTTACCAGCTTGTTCTGCACTTTGAATTAAAACAGCTCTTGTTTTTTTTATTGCTTCTTCTGTAGGTGTATAATTAAACCATGGTATTAAAGATTTGTTTTGAAATATATCATAAGTTGAACCCAAGTAATCTTTAAACTTACCACCAAATAATTCTTTAAACTCTGCTAATTCTTTTTTATCTAATTTACCACCAACCTCACTAAATAGTTTACCCCATCTAGTTCTAATATTAGATAAACCACCATAAATAGCTGTCTCTATTTCTTTTGCTTGGTCAGCGTTCTTTGAAAACTTTGCAATTTTTTCTGATAGCTTTGCTTTTTTAGCTGCATCTAATGCATCAAATGTCATTACACCTGTATTATCTATTTTAGGATTACCAGACAACAACAAGTCATTAACTTCACCTAAAAATTTATTTCTGTTTGCAGCATTTTGTTTATTAAAAATAGTTCTGATAGGTGGAAATAATTTATCTACACTGATATCTATTTCTCTTGATGTGTTTCTTGCAGCTGCCGCATCCCCTGCTCTTAAACCTATTTGTTCTCTTTCCATTTGGAAAAACTCTGGAGTCTTGTCACCTCTTGCTCTCATTTTACCAGCAACTTTGTCAATCCATTTATCTATTTTACTATTGTTAACATCTAGTTTTTTATTTCTTTGTGCAACTTTTCTAATTCCGACACCGACACCACCAAGGATACCGGTAAACAATGCACCTTCAGTTCCAAACTTAACTCTGTTTAATAGTTCTCTACCTGGATCGTTCTCATCATCTTGTAAATTAAATGCTAGTGAACCTGCTGCTTCTACGTCACCAACAAATACACCTTCAGCTATACCACCTGTAACAGCACCTGCTAAAAGTTTAGCAGCACCCCCACCACCTCTCATATTTTTTATTGCGCCAGCTAACTTAGGGCTATTAGCTTTTAATAGTGTACCAGTCTTACCTGCGTTGATTGCTTTCTCTGCAAGTTTACTGCCAAGTTTAAAACCATATCCACCTGGTATACCTATGTTGACTAGTAGTTCTGTAATTTTTCCAGCAGCTGTTGCCTCTGCTCTTTCATCAAATGTTGTAAGGTCGTCAAAGAATTGTTCTACTTCAGCAGCTTTGTTTGTCCCTGCGCCCAGGTCCATGAGTGTTGCGCCTAATGAAAATGCGCCTTTGGGTATTGCAATTAAACCTGATGCTATGCCGGATAGGACTGATTCAATAGTGCCTACTCGATTAAAATCTTCAGCCATTTATCCTCCTAATCGTCGCCACCAAAACTAAATAAACCTTCTTCTATAGAACCTCTAATTATTAGCTCGGATTTAATTTTTCCATCTTGAATTAACATAATTTTACCATCCGCAGTGTATAGTCCATCACCTCTAAAAGCACCTGAGTCTAAAAATTTCTCTATAGGTTCGCCTTTGTATTTTTTAGGTACTTTGTTTTTAAATACTATACCTTCTCCGAATTTTCCTCTTGCACCAAGAGTCAACGCTGTTTGATCTAAAGCTTTTGAACTATTTAGTTTTTGAGAAGCCTCAAAGAATATATCATTTGCTTCTGTTGCCTTACCTTGTGCTGATAATACTGCATCTTTAGCGTTGTCCACAGCACCCGATTCTAATAAATATTTTGCATTTTTTTCAAGCGTGCCTTCTGTATCTTTACTAGCTTTAATTTGATCTAGTTTTAAATCTTGTTGAACCTGCATCAAGTTTGCAGCTTCTCTTAGTTTTTCTGGTTTGTCATATGATTGACTTGTTTCTGCTATAACATCTGAGACTAAGTTATCTGCGCCCAAGCCTGTTCTAGATATTCTTTGACCTGCTTTAATCATTGCATCGTACAATGCATTTTTCTGTGCACGATCATAACCCAGTCCTTCTAAGATAGAGTTAACTTTTTCTTTTTTAGTTGGCGGCGGTGGATCATCATCAACACTATCTGTTTTACCTTTATTTTCAATGACTTCATCAAGAGTGTATGCAAATGGAGATTTACCTTGTGTAGTTACGGTTCCATCTGCCTTTGATTTAAGCTTGTTTGCTTCTTCTAATGCTTCTAACTCTTTTACTTTTTGTCTGTATTCTTCAGTTCCTATAAAAGTTTTTCCTATTTTTGCTTTTTGTAATTCTGTTAATGGTTCAACTGGATCTATTTGCTCTACTTCAGCAGCTAACTGATCAGTTTCAGACATATCTATTTTTGGTTTTGTAACAACTTTTTTCATGTAAGGTTTAAATTCTTGTACTCTATATGGATTTCCAATACCTAATTTAGCTGCTTCATTTAAAACTTTTGGATCGGCAGCTGTTCCATCTTGTAAAACAGCTTGAACATTTTTAAAAACACTACCAGCATCTTGGTAACCTTGTCTTGGTTCTTTTATGCCGGACATAATCCCTTCTTTAATGGGGCCGCCGTATCTAAACATTGGTCTATTTAAAATTTTCATATTAACTCCTATAATTTGTCGGCTGGAAAACCGAATATTTTACCATACAATCCACCTACCCCTAGGGCTGTACCGATTGCTTGTGACATTGGGCTAACCGGTGCTGGTTGTGCGTAAGGTTGTGATGCAACACCACCCGATAAACCTGTTAAACCTGTACCATATTGAGAAAGTCTACCATACGGTTCGTAAGCTGCTGTCTGTGCTGCTTGTTGATCTGCTGATAATAATGATTGAGCTTGACCTTGTCTTAAAGATCCTAGTTGTCCTAGTGCTCCAACATCTGCACCAAGTCCTGCTCTTTGGAAATTAGATAATCCCATTTGCGCTGTACCTAATCCTGATTGTGCTCCTGCTATTGTACCTTGATTTAAAAAATTTTGCTGTGCTTGTTGCTGTGCTTGACTTAAACCAGATGCTAGCATTTGTGCTTGAAGTGCTGCTCTATCTCCTAATCTATCTGATTGGTATTGACCAAGTTGTGCACCTTCTCTACCACCACCAAAATTACCAGACATAACTGCTGCGTCTCTAATTTGTTGTTCACCTGTAAAACCCTGTTTGTCGTACTCTGCAAGAGTTGTATCAATAACTTGTTGTTGATAAGGGGACATAAAAGGTTGGTAAGCTGATGCTCCTGTTAATCCACTTAATCCGCCAATAGTTCCAGCTGCTTGTTGTTGTGCAGCTTGTGCTGCTGTTAAAAATGGTTGATAAGCACCAACACCTGACGTTGCTAAATTAATTGCTTGTGTTTGTAATGGATCTTCACCGGCAATAAATTGTCTACCAGTAAATTTACCTGTATCTATTGGTGCACTGTAAGCTGCTTTTGATTGTGCTGCGTAATCTTTTGCGTAATCTTGTAAAAAATCTGGTGTTGCCATTATCCCATCCTCGATTGTAACATTTGTTGTTGATCATACATTTTTTGTGCACCTTCTAAACCTTGTGACTCATCTGATACTTGTCCACCAGATTCTAAATGGTCCATTAAATTTTCCATAACTTCAGCGCCTTTATCTATGTCGCCTCCACCTGCGTTTCTAACAGCATCTGCAGTAAATACAAACTCATTTACACTTAATCTTGCAGGCACATCGTCTGCTTTTTCTTTTGCACCAATAGGTACAAATCCACCTTCAGCTCTGTAATCTTTTTCTAAACCACCAAGGTCCATTAGTCCACCTTCGGCTCTTCCTACTCTTACACCACCTGATGGGTAGTTAAATTTGTTTGTACCAGGAGGAGTTCCATAACCAGGCACGCTAGTTAATCCGCCACCAGCCATCATCATAGGGCCTTCTGGTTCTGTTTGCATTGTTTCTGATTCAGAAGCCATTATCTCTTCTTGTTCTGGTCCCTGTTCCCCGGACGCTTGTTGAAGAACAAGTTGTTTAAATTCTGGATACGATAAGTCACCACCTTGTGCTACGTATTTTTGATACTCTTGTCTTAAAAATTTTTCTGCTTCTGGCGGTAATTGCGGTCCTTCGGTTTCTACTATTTGTTCTGCTTCTACCATTTCACCATTAGCATAACCTATTCTTCCGCCTTCAGCCGCATTCTGCGGTAAATAAAATCCTTCTTGTACAAAATTTTGATTAGGTAAAAAATTCATATAAGGATCTCTGTTTCTTGCCATCATCATTGCTGCGTAAGGAGGAATGTAATCTTCATCAACCTCTTCTGCTACTTCTTTGTAAGGTCCTGCACCAAATGCTTTTTGTAAGAATGGTGTTGCAATTGCTGTTGCACCTAAACCTGTAAATATTTTTTGACCAGTGGTCATGTTACCAAATAAATTAGAAAGAAAACCACCTTTTAAACTTGCTGACCCTGCAGCTCCAGATTTTAAAAATCCACTACCGCTTGCAGCTGGAAGTAAATTTCTAAGAAAACCCGCACCTTTAACACCCGATAAAGATCCACTGGCACCAAAAGGACCAAGTCCTCCTGCATACATACCTAAACCAATTCCTAAAGCAGCCTTACCCAGTGGACTTTTAACTATCTTCTTGACGCCACGAACAGCTTTCTTAACTAAGCTTCCTAATCCGTAAAGTTGTCTGGGTTCTTGCATTCTAGATATTGCCATAATTTTACCTTAATTCCTATGTTTACTTGGTTTTTGCTAACAAATCAAGAGGTGGCATTATAACTTTTACATCTTGTGCCATTTCTTCTTCTTTAAAACCTTTGTTTTCCCAGTCTTTTCTTTCCTTAAAAAGCTGACCAGTTTTTTTGTGTCTGTAAGTAGTTTCTACTTTAGCTTGTTTTATTTCCATTAGTCTGTTTTCTCCTTTAATATATTGAGATAGCTAATACCAAATACCACACCATCAGATACAGTGCCTGCTGTCGTGTATTCTAATGTTGTGCCACCTTCTACAATTAAAGGTAAAGTTAATATTTCTACACTTGTAGCAGCTACTAGTGTTTGTGTATTAACAATCTCAAATGCATTGTTTTTAATAGTCACCGTTGGTGTATTAGAACCTGATTTGTTTGTAACTCTTAAAGACTTTATAATAATAGTTTCATTAACACTAGGTGATAACAACGCTACTGTTTCAGCAGCTGTAGTTGTTTTACCATAAAATTTATATTGGTTTACTACTGCCATTACTCTAAAAAGAAACTTTTAGCTTCTATTTCTTGTTTAACTTCATCTTGAAATGAAGAGTTTAATTTTGTTATTACACCATCAAGATCTCTAACTAATGACTGTAAATTTTTTCTGCTATATTCTTCTTCAGCTCTAGTTAATGATTGTACAATTTTTGCCATTATAAACTTGCTAAGCCTCCTCTTCTAAAAGGTGTACCTGGAGTATCATCAGAAAAATCTGAAGCTGACATATTACCACCGCCACCGCCACCGCCACCGCCATGCATATCTCTTATTCTATCGTAAGTAGCTTTATTTGCAGCATCATATGCTTGTACATTTGCATATCCACCAAAACCACCACCACCATCACCAGTATCAACTTTGTTATTTCCGCCATGAATATTAAAGTTTTCGTCGTAGGTAGGATCATTTTTAATTCTGTTTCTAATGTTATTAGCAGTAGTTCGTTGTCTTAAAAAATTGTTAAAATTTATTTGATTTTTTACGTCTTCTTCTTCTTTTTGTTTTTCTAAATAGTATTGATCAATTGGTCTTAATTCTTTGTTATCTTTTAATCTTTGGTTAGCAATCGCTACCCTATCTGCAACAACATTAGCATAGTTACCAGTAAAACTGTCTTTATTATAACCATATCTATCTTGAGTAGTTAAATTACCAAACCCGTGTATGTTTTGTTCTTGATTAGCTAATTGCATATCTATAAAAGCATTGTCTTGAGCATTTAATCTATTTTCTCTTGAAAAGTTATCCGCCATACCCATTAAAAAATTTCCACCAGGAATGGCAAAACCTATTCCTTTTCTAATTAAACCGCCTGCCGTATCCATAAAAGTTTCTTCTGGTTCTGTTCCAGGAAGATAACCACTGCTGCCGTAATTAGTTCTGTTAGTTACAAAACTTCCAGATGGTTGTGCTGTGTATGGTTGAAAATTACTTGTATTAAAATTTCTGTCATTTGAATTAACAAAATTTATAAAAGAATTAGTATTAGGAATTCCAATAGAATTTTCTTGTTCTTCTTCTATATTCGTAACAGGTGATGTGTAGTTTAAAAGATACTGGTTCATAGGCAAAAACCTATTACCTGCATCATATCTTTCCTTATCAACTCCAGTATAAAACAATGACATTATCTTCTTCCTCCAGGATGTATATCTAATCTAAATGTACCTAACTTCCAGTCTTGACTTGCTGCAGTATTAGATACTTTTAACGCTATAGATCTCGCCCGTAATCTTGTATCTTTTTTTGTTGTAGATGATGTTATATCAAAATTTGAAGTAGTTGAAGAACTATTTGGATAAGTTCTGGTTACAAAACTTACCCTAGTAGATCCTGTCTGTGTAATAAAATCTGGTATAAATCTACTAATTCTCATTATAAATTCACCATCTCCTCTAAGATCCGGCATTCCTACTGTTTGTCCTGTAGGATTTCTTCTTTGAGTAATGTCAAAATCACCAGAAGTAATTGAACCAAGAATAGCGGTTGTTACTCCGCCAGCATCAATTTGGTCGGTCCCTGTTTCCTGTTCATAGTATATTGTACATCCATCCGTATTACCAATAACATCATAAGACGTATTACTATCTGGGTTATAGTAAGTTGCGTGCGGTTTATCAAATACTGCTGAATCCTGCCAAGCTGCACGAGCTAAACTTCCTGTTGTCCATATAGGACGTTTAGGACTAGAATCTAAATAATTATATGTCACCATTCTATTAACAACATTTGATCCAGACGTACAATAAAACCAAGTTACTTCACCAAACAAATTATTTAATCCTACATTTACTAAATCTCTTGCTGTAGTGTTTATGTCATCGTAAACATAGTCTTCTACTAAACAAGGTATAGATTTTAATTGACCGTCATAAGTAAAAAACCCATTCTCGGACATCCAATAAGCAGAACCATCAACCTCTATACATGCATTTTTTCCTAACAAACCACAGTTAGTTCCAACTTGTTCAAAAGAGAAAGTAAATGGTTGTCCTACAAACTTCATTAAAAACAATGCAGTATCAGTCCAAACGTAAATTGCATCTCTACCTTTAATAGCTCCCATAATTCTAGAACCATCAGCTAATCTTTGTGTACCAGCTGTATTGTTTGCTTTAACTGTGTAAGAATCTGTTTGGTCAATACTTTCTTGAGAAGAAAATCTTATAAACATATCGTCTTGTGTAGTGCTTGATCCTACAGTTGTTTCTGTTCCAAAAAATACTAAGTGTCTGTCGGGTGTAGATACTAATACGTGACGTGATGCTGTTGGTGCGTTAGGTAATAAAGTTGCTCTAAGTGCTGTTGCGTTTGAAGGAGAAGCATCCCATTCAAAACATGCGCCATTATATATAAGAGCAATTAATTTTGTTCCGTAGTTATCTAAAATCCATAAACCTGGATCAATTGTAAAGTCAGAAGAAGAAGCATCTCCCCATGCAACAAATTCTGATATGTTAGTTACTGTTGCTCCAGAAGTATGGGCGGCTCTTGTAGTTCCGTTAACTGCTCGGGCTCCTCCACTCAAGGTCCCTGTTCCCGTGTCATTGTTTGTAAAACTTATATCTTCTGATCCAATTCTAATTTCTCCTGAAGCAGGAAACGCTGAAGTGTTTGCTAATACTACAGTTGTAGTAGCATCGTCTGGAAGCGTTGTTGATAATGTAGATGTTGCCGGTCCGTTAGCTGTACCACTCCATAATCCTGTACCCCAACCAAAGCCGCCTAATTGTTGAGAAGGCCCTACGCTATAGTAACATAAAATAGAGGTGCTATTACCGTCACTTGTAGTTAATGGTGTCCCTGTTTCTTGAGCAGCCATTGTAATTGTAAAAGTAGTGGCCGTTGGTACTGAAGAAACCATGTATTTTATGTCTTCAAAAGTGGCATCAGTATATGTAGACGACCCAGTTACACCAGTTACACTATCGAACATAACGATATCGTCCTCTAATAAACCATGAGCCCCGGTGCACGTTACCGTGACTGTTGTTGATGAAGATGTGCTGGTAAATTTAGCTCCTGTTAGAGTCTCTCTAATTGGATGAATGTCATAATAGGTTCCACCAGAATATACGTATAAAATTTTATTAGTGCCAATTGCAGCGTATTTAATTCCTGCGTTGTTATCCCAATGATGTAAAGCTCTTGCCGCACCCGTTAGTTTATCTTGTCCTAATTGAGACCAACCACCTATTTTTTCTGGAGTTCCGTATCTAAAACGTACGTTGTCACCATCAAACCATTGTCCTTCAGCGCCGGTTTCTGTAACTTGTTTATTAAATCCTGGAGCAAAACCTAGTTTTTGTAGCATATAAAATCCTGTTTATTAGCTATTATATCAAATTATTTAAAAATTCAATATGTTTAATCAAAGGTGTAGATAGCTATGATGCGAGCCCCTTTTTTAGGATAAATCATATAATGATTGCACTTGTCAAATAATACTCCTCTATATTGTTTGGGAGTTATTTCATGGATAATCTTATTATTTTTATTTAAAATAATTGTTTTAGCTTTTTTATCCGAATTGTTTAAATAAATAATTAACTGCTTGTGATTAAAATCATGGTCACAATGTATAGGACATTTTTCAACACCAATATTAAAAGTTAAGTTAACAGCTATTCTAAAAACTTTATTAATTTTTATTTTATGTTTGTCACAAAAAGCAAAAAGAAATTCTAAAAAAACATCTGTGTATTTAGAATTAAATCTAGTTTCTATTGCATATTTTGAACTATAGATAGAATTAGTTTCTGTTATATCTTCTGGTCTTCTTAATATTGTATGACAAAGATAAGGATAATTAATTTTTTTTCCAAAAGCAGGGCCCATATAAAAAGGAAGTTCTGCTTTTTCTATTAATTCTTTTATAGTTTTTTTGTGTTTGCTAGATAAAAAATTATCACTTTTTAAAAGAAAAATTTTATTTTTACTCATCTAGTTTATTTAATTTATCATTAAATAAAACTCTTTCTTTAGCTAGTTTTTGAGTTAAAGTTTTATTTATTTGAGCTATTGTTTCAAGAGTAACTTTTAAAGACTCAATATGGGTTTTTAAAAATTCATTCATTCCAAGTTCAGACTTTAAAAGAAGTTCTTTGTCTTCAATAGTTTTTTCTAACTCTTTTATTTTTTCTTTTAATTTATCATATTCGTATTGTGTTATCATTTTTCTCCTTTTATATTAAAATTAACTCCGATTGAAATTCTTTCGCAGTTTGATTTATGTGGATTTACTGAGTGTCTTAACATGTAGGGAAACATATAAAAGTCTCCTGTTGCTGGCACAAAGTTTTTCATTGTTTGGCAATGTCCAGCATCTTCTCCGTACATAAATGCAATTGTTCCAGGTCCTTCAACAGTTCCTTTATATTCACTTATTTCTTTTTGTAATTTTTTTGGAATATCAATATATATTACACCTGAAAATTCACAGTTTCTATGAATGTGAACTGGATTATAATCTCCGGGTTGCATATAATTAACCCACGCAGCAGAAACTGTTATTTCAGATAAGGTATTATTATACCATTGTTTGTATGCATGTCTAAACGTTTCCATATAAGGCATAAGGATTTTATTTAAACTATTTTATCTATAGTGTATTCATGTT